ACACAGTACGTAGACCGCACACCATTCGTGGCTGGTGCAGTTGGCGTAATCGAAGGTGCATTCGTAGTAGAGACACCTCGTGTGCCTTACGCTGCGAACTCAGGATCAGTTAACGTCTACAAGGCTGTTATCGCTGGTCGTGAAGCACTTGCAGAAGCACAGGGTCAGGACATCTCTACCGTTATCGGACCAGAGATCGATGCACTCCGTCGTTTCCGCACAATCGGTTGGTACTATATGGGCGGCTTTGCTCGCCTACGTGAAGCAGCTCTATATCGTATTGAGTCAGCTTCATCTATTAACTAAGTAATTGGTTGACTGCAGGGCTTGGGAAACCAAGCCTTGTGGTAAGCCCATTAAGGAGAGCAATGCCATACGAACTAAGAACACCTTGGCAAAATGAAACCTGGTGCGATAGCACCTATTTCAATATGTACGCACGCCTTGCCGGGCGTCCACTTGCAGGTGGTTCCTACACAGGTGCCACTCCGTCATTTATGACAGACGTTGCACGTGGCGTTACATTGCTAGTCAATGGAACTGTTGTTACTGAAAGCAGAACTCCATACCAAGATGACTTGGCAAATGCCACTACCTACTATCTTGGCGGTCACGCTTATACGCTGACAGATGCTGAAGCTCAGGTACTTATTGACGCTGGTTACAGCGAGTATCTGACACCGGTGGTCTAATGGCTAAACATAGAGAAGATCACCCAGTAGATGTAGAAGGTTGCTTTGGTTGCAAGGTAATCGGTCTACAGTTAGACCCAGGTGTTGCAAAGAGCAATGGCGTACCTACTGCTAAGCAACACGACAAAGAGTTGAGTTCCTACTACAGCGCAGTAAGGCAAGGTATCGAACCTCGTTCGACCAAGCAGCACGATATTGACGCAGCAGTAAGAATCAGCAACGAAGCAGGCAAAGCATTTGATGGCGGAAGTTTAACACTTAAAGACTAAGGAGTAACAAATGGAAGACAAGAACAAGAAGGTTGTCATTGTCCGTAACGTTGACGAGGCAGATTACTACCCAGCACCAGACAAGCAGTTTGAATCTAACCGTAAGTATATGACTTACGAGTCAATCTCTACAGGAGTAGGCGGTAAGAAGTAATGTCAGTTAAAGGCGAGAAGTACAAGTCAACAGCAGCAATGAAGAAGCACGAGAAGACTGAATCAGCTGCAATGCGTAAGAAGGAATACGGCGCAAAGGCTGCAGCAGGAAAGTGCAAGAAGTGTGGCAAGTCTAAGAAAGCGTGTAAGTGCTAATGAAGAAGACTAAAGAAGCCAAGGTAATGGGTGAGTTCAAGCGAGGAACTCTTCATTCAGGTAAGGGTGGACCAGTAGTTAAGTCTCGCAAGCAGGCAGTTGCTATTGCATTGTCTGAGGCTGGCAAGTCAAAGCCTAAGCCAAAGGTCAAGATGAAAGCCAAGAAGAAGAGTGGCAAGTAAGAAAGATCCTCGCCTAGAGCGAGCAGGGGTTGCAGGCTTTAATAAGCCTAAGCGCACACCCAGCCATCCAACCAAGTCGCACGTTGTAGTTGCTAAAGAAGGCGATAAGGTCAAGACCATCCGCTTTGGACAGCAAGGTGTAACTGGAGATAAGAAGCCAACTGCACGTCAGGCTTCATTCAAAGCACGTCACGCAGATAACATTGCCAAGGGCAAGATGTCTGCTGCGTACTGGGCGAATAAGGTGAAGTGGTGAAGAAGAAGGCAGCATTTTGGGATACAAAGAATCCTAAACAAAAGTCAACCAAGTTGACGCCCAAGCAAAAGGAACAAGCTAGGGCAAAGGCTAAGGCAGCAGGCAGGCCTTATCCAAATCTAATTGATAACGCAGCGGTAGCACGCAAAAAGAAGAAGTGAGGTAGATAGGTGCCAACAGGAACACCAGGATCAACGCTAGTAGCAGAACTCAACAGGCTCGCAAATGGCGGCACCTACCCACCAATCAACAGTTATCTAGATGAAGCAGGTGCAGCTCGTGCTTGGGCTGCACAACGAGGTGTAACGCCTTACCACACAGACACAGTAGGAGTTCTTAATGATATCGCGGGTATTCCAGATGGGTCGAACTATCGTCTTGATTACACTGGTGTATGCAACTACCTCGCTGGTACTACTGGCCTTACTGCAAACGCAGCACTCCAAAGCATTGATGAAGGTGCTTGATGAGTGCGACCTATAATCTAACGCTTTCACAAGCGACAACATTTAACTTTCAGTTTCAGATTAAGAACGACTCAACTCCTTGGAACCTAACAGGTTACACAGGAACTATGACAGTTCGACCATTTGCTGGAGCTACTAACACTTTATTTGTAGCGACACTAGCCAATGGCTATATGAGTTTTGACGAACTCGTAGGTCGAGTGACAGTCACATTCCCATATGCAATCACCGATGTACCAGCTGGTCGTTATGTTTACGATCTAGTGCTTGACTCAGGTGAAGAAATTACAAGAATTCTTGAAGGACAATTTACAGTGACACCAGGGGTGACAGTATGAGCGAGACAGTAATTGTTATCGAATCCATTACCCCACAGGTATCAGTAACTTTTTCAGCAGACCAAGGACCGCAAGGCGGTCAAGGTGCCACTGGCCCTACAGGTCCTGCTGGACCAACAGGCCCACAAGGGGCCACCGGATCTACTGGCGCAACTGGACCTACAGGAAGCACCGGTGCAACCGGTGCAACAGGAGCGACAGGAGCAACAGGTGCAACTGGAAATACTGGGTCTACTGGCCCTACTGGTCCCACTGGCAGTACTGGGCCTACTGGTCCTACTGGCAACACTGGAGCGACGGGACCAACTGGATCCACGGGAGCGACAGGTAATACGGGAGCGACTGGACCGACTGGCGATACTGGACCACAAGGACCCACTGGAGCCACAGGAAGCACAGGAGCTACGGGTGCTACAGGAGCAACAGGTCCTATCGGACCTACAGGTGCTACTGGAGCTACCGGTGCCACCGGTGCCACTGGCGCAACAGGGCCGACAGGACCAATAGGAGCCACCGGACCGACAGGTCCTCAAGGACCTACTGGTGCTACAGGAGCCACAGGTTCTACTGGACCTACCGGTGATACAGGCGCTACAGGCCCTACAGGGCCTACAGGAGCCACTGGAGCGGCAAGCACAGTGCCAGGACCTACAGGTCCAACCGGTGCAACTGGTGCTACTGGAGCACAAGGACCTACTGGTCCAACTGGTGCCACAGGTAGTGCAGGTGCTACTGGACCTACCGGTCCAACTGGTTCTACAGGTGCTACCGGCGCTACTGGTGCAACTGGTGCTACGGGTGCGACAGGCGCAAGTGCAACTGCGCTGCCAGACATCTTAATGCTAGGTGGAATGTAGACTTCTCTAATGAGAGTCAACGAGTTTTTCGACAAGGTCGTGGTGATAAACCTAGACCGCAGGACAGATCGTATGGAACAGCTTGATGCCCAGTTGAAAGAGTTAGGCATTGAGTACGAACGCTTCTCTGCAGTAGATGCAGTAGAGCTGGGTATAGATCCTATACAGGCCTGCAGGCAAAGCCACATACAGGTGCTAGAACAAAGCGAAGGACTAACGCTCATCCTTGAAGATGATGCGTTGTTTATGGAAAACTTCCAAGAACGCTTTGACAATTTCATAGAGTTACTACCTGAAGACTGGGACATCTTTTACCTAGGTGCGGTGCTGCTAAACAGCGAACACTGCAACTGGATGATGGTCCGGGCGATGGACACATCTTCCCTACACGCTTACTGCATCAATCCTAAGTTTAAGGATAAAGCATTAGCACAAGCCAGAACATACCCTGAGCATATTGATGTTGCTTACCGATTGATACACAGACAGTGCAGAGCATATGCTGCTAAGCACGCATTGGTAAAGCAGTACCCAAGCTACTCAGATTTAATGTTAAAAGATGTTGACTATCTAAGTTGGTATAAATGAAAATAGCAATCTATACGATTTCAAAGAATGAGGAAAAACACGTTGAGCGTTGGTATGAGTCCACGAAAGAGGCTGATTACCACATCATCGCAGATACAGGGTCAACAGACCGAACAGTTGAGATTGCTAGATCTCTTGGTATCACGGTTGTCCCGATCCATATTTTCCCATTTAGGTTCGATGACGCAAGAAACGCATCGCTTGCCGTAGTTCCAAAAGATGTTGACTACTGCATAGCACTTGATATGGATGAAGTGCTTACACCTGATTGGCGCAAGCCACTAGAGGAAGCGCTAGCCAGAGGTATTGACAGGCCAACATATAGACGCATTGAAGCCTTTAATGATGATGGCTCAGTAGCTTCAGAGTTTAATGGATTCAAAGTACACAGGCGAGATGGTATTCGCTGGCACTATCCGATTCACGAGGTACCTCACTGGTATGAAGAACGTGAAGAAGTTAAAGACTTTATCTACGGCTTTGAAACTCACCACTTGCAGGATAGAACAAAGTCTCGTGGACAATACCTGCCAATGCTTGAGATGGCAGTACGTGAGAACCCAGATGCTAGAAACCTGTACTACTTAGGTAGAGAACAGTCTTACCATCAGCAACACGAACAGTCTGCAGAGTCTCTTAAGAAATACCTAGAGTTAAGTATCTTTCCAGAAGAACGTTCAGCTGCTTGTCGCATCTTATCTAAGTGCGAACCAGACAATGCTGAAGAGTGGTTAATCAAAGGCACCGAAGAGTTTGCAAGTAGGGAGTCAATCCTAGCCCTTGCAAACCATTACTACGTTAATTCAATGTGGGATGAATGCTTGTTGGTTTCTGAGAAAGCACTGAAGTTTAATGAGAAGCCTTCACAGTTCCTTGCAGAGTCTTGGGCGTGGGGGCCAATGGCCTATGACTTAGCAGCGATTAGTTGCTGGCAACTAGGTCGTTGGAAGATGGCATACAAGTACGGTAAAGAAGCAGTAAAGATAAGTCCAAACGATGAGCGCTTGGTTAATAACCTGGCTTTCTATAAGGAGAAAATGAATGGCAACGTTAAATGATCTGATAGGTGAGGTTAGATCTTCACTCGCAGGTTTTACCCTGCGTCAAGATCGCATCTCGTATCTGACGAGTGCTTTGTCCACAACAGATACAGCAATTCCTATTGGCTCATCTAATAACCTAGCTAAAGGCATCATTGAGATTGGTGATGAACTTATCTGGATTGATAACTTTACTAAAGAGAACAACACAATGAATGCCGCTCCAGGCTTTGGACGTGGCTACCAAGGTACTTCACCATCGCCACACGCAGTTAACTCTCAGGTTATTCTGACACCTACATATCCCCGCACCAACATCAAGCAAGCCATCAACGACACTATCAACTCAGTGTACCCAAAGTTGTGGGCTGTTTACTCATACACATTTACCTTCAATGCTTCACAGGTTACATACGCTTTGCCAGATGATGTACAGAATGTTCTGTATATGTCTTGGCAGACAACAGGTTCTAGCCGTGAGTGGCTACCACTGAAGAAGTGGCGTGCAGATCTTATGGCTAACGTTGCAACATTTAACACACAAAAGACTATTAACATCTACGAGAACGTACAGCCTGGTAGAACTATTCAGGTTTGGTATGCAGCAACACCACAGACTATGACATCTGGAACAGATGACTTCAGCGCAGTAACTGGTTTGCCAGAGTCTTGCCGTGACGTAGTTGTATATGGCGCAGCTTATCGTCTGCTCTCATTCGTAGATCCTGGTCGTATCAACTTGACCTCTGCAGAATCTGACCTTGCCGATAGCAAGGTGCCAGGTGCTGCTGGTTCTACAAACTCCAGATACATCTATGCGCTCTATCAACAGCGCTTGCAGGATGAGTCACTCAAGCTATCTGACAAGTTCCCAATTCGCGTTCACTTCACCCGTTAAAGAAAAGGCAGCATAAACAATGACCAGAAAATATAGTACGACTTCGGTTGCCACAACCCTTTCGGCTAGCATCAATACAACTGCTACATCTATGACTGTAGCTGCTGGCACTGGTGCTGCGCTTATGGGTGGAGTTAGCCTCGCAGCAGGTAACGTTGACTCGTTTGCTGTAGCACTCGATGTAGATACACAGAACGAAGAGATCGTCTGGATTACGCAGGTAGCAACAGACACCTTCACAATCTCACGTGGACAAGCAGGAACAGGAACCGCAGGTGTGTCAGGTATTGCACACACAGCAGGTGCAACTGTTAAGCACGTGCTTACCGGTGATGACGCAACATTCTTTACAGCAGGTGTAGCAACTGCAAATGCTGCAATTCCAAAGGCGTTAGTAACAGCCAAGGGTGACATCGTAGGTGCGACAGCGTCAGGCGTTCCAGATAACCTTGCGGTTGGTACAGATGGTCAAGTGCTTACAGCAGATGCAGCAGCAACAATGGGCATCAAGTGGTCTACACCATTTAGCCCATCATTAGTACTTAATGCACAGACTGGTACAACATACACAGCAGTATCAACTGATGCTAACAAGCTAGTAACTCTTAACAACGCCAGTGCAATTACAGTAACTATTCCTAATGGAGTCTTTACAGTAGGCCAGCAGATTAACTTCTTGCAACTAGGAGCAGGGCAAGTAACATTCCAGGGAGATGGAACAAGCACAATCGTTTCAAACCCTGGAGTTAAGACCCGTGCTCAGTACTCAATTGCCACAATAGTTTGCATTGCTACTAATACGTTTCTATTGACAGGAGATATCACAGCCTAATGCCTACAGTATATAAAGTCCTAGGGCAGTCAGCCCCATCAGCTGCTACAGCGACAACGCTGTATACGGTGCCTTCGGCAACAAGTGCAATTATTTCCAGCATTAACGTTGCTAATATTGGCGGATCTGCTGATCTGATTCGTATAGCAATACGCCCTGCAGGTGCTTCTCTTGCTAACCAGCACTATCAAGCATTTGGGTTACAGGTTCCACCAGGTTCTGTATACACCTGGACAACAGGTGCAACTCTTGCCACAACAGATGTTATTACAATTTACTCAACAACTGGCACCAGTTCATTCTCAGCATTTGGATCGGAGATTTCATAATGTCAGTATCAATCGTAGGCGGTACCGTTCAAGCATCAGCTGCGCTTGCAACTAACGCTCAGACTGGAACTACGTATACATTCGTCTTATCTGACGCAAACAATACTGTAGTTGAATTCAATAATGCTTCAGCAATTACAGCAACAATTCCACTCAACTCATCTGTTGCTTACCCAACAGGTTCACAGATCCAGTTGCTACAGACAGGTGCAGGTCAAGTAAACGTTGCAGTAACTGCTGGCGTGACACTTAACGTGTCTCCATCTGCTGGAACTAACGCAGGTAAACTTCGTGCTCAATGGTCTTTTGCAACGCTTATCAAGCGTGGCACTGATACTTGGGTATTAGTAGGGGATGTGACAGCCTAATGCCAGTATCATTAGCCTCATCATCAGCTGCTTCAATGCACGGCGCAATGGTGCCGATTGCAAATGTTGCTGCTAGTGGTTCAAGCAACTCATTGTCATTTAGTAATATACCTTCAAATTATCAAGACTTGATGATTGTTCTTAACGCTCGATCTACAAATGCGTCAACAACAACTCAGGCAATTATGTTTTTTAATGGTGACACAGGCTCTTCAAGTTATTCAGCAACTTGGTTAAATGGAAATGGATCATCTGTATCATCAGGTCGCGACACAAACTTTTCACAGCTCTACTGCGTTGACGGTATGCCAGCAGCTTCGGCTACTTCTGGTATTTTTTCATCTACTACTTTTCACATATTGAACTACACAAGCACCTCAGCATTTAAGACTGTTCTTATTCGTCAAGCAGCAGACCTTAACGGATCAGGATTAACTCGATTGACAGTTGGGTTATGGAGAGCAACACCAGCAGCGATTACCTCTTTGGGTGTCAACACTGTGTCAGGTAACTATGCAACAGGTTCTACAATGAGCTTATATGGAATCAGATCGGTAGGTCAGTAATATGTCTATGTTTCCTTTAGCAAGCATCAATATGAATAGCGGTGCAGCGGCTAGTTTTAACTTTACCAATATCCCCTCTACTTTTACTCATTTGCAATTACGTTGTTTTGTTAGGGCTACATCATCACAGTCAACTCCATATGATTTAACTCTAACAGTCAATGGAACAAATCCTACTGAGTTTGCATATCATCAACTAAGAGGCGATGGATCAAGTGTGAGTAGCGCAAACCTTACATCTGACAATGTTTTTCGTATCCCTCTTGCAGTTCCAGACGCATTTCATACAGCAAATGTATTTGGTAATGTAGTAATTGATATATTAGATTATGCTAATACAAACAAAAGCAAAACAATGCGAGCGATTTTTGGTTGGGACAATAATGGTGGCTCAAGTCCTTCTGCTGGATGGACTGGGTTGACTAGCTCTGGATGGTTTAATACTAATGCAATTAACCGTTTAGAAATAGCAACTTTTGGTAATTTTTCACAATACAGTCGTGTAGATCTTTACGGCATCTCAACTTCAACTGCGACAGGAGCATAAATAATGTCTGTATTTTTACAACCGATTTATACGCAGACTGTTGGAGCTGGTGGAACAACTGTAATTAGCTTTAATAATATTCCTCAAACATTTACAGATTTGCAAATTGTTATTAGTTCACGAACCAATGGAACTGGTGGCGTAAGACTTATTGGTGCATATTTTAATGGTACTGGTTATCCATCAAATGCTAGTTTTAGAGAACTTATTGGTAACGGTTCAAGCGTTTCATCTTCGGGTAATTCTGCATACTCAACTTTTGGATATACAAACGATGCTTCGCAAACTGCAAACACATTTTCTTCGCACACAATTTATATTCCAAATTATGCAAATACATCAAACTTTAAACAATTGATTATTGATTCTGTATCAGAAAACAATGCAACTACTGCAAGGCAATATTTGGCGGCAAACTTGTGGCGCTATACAAACGCAATTACATCACTTCAAGTGGATTGCGGTGGTGAGGTTTTTCAGCAATACACAACATTTTCACTCTATGGAATCACGAAAGGATAAACAATGCCAACAGTAATCGAGGTTGACTGCTCAACTGGAATCTCAACAGAGCGTGAGATGACAGCAGCAGAAGTAACCGCACGCCAAGAAATGCAGGCACACGCAGAAGCACGCCGTCACGAAGAAGAAGCGGCAGCAGCAGCTGTTGCTGAGGCTAAGGCTTCAGCAGAAGCAAAACTCACAGCGCTTGGCTTGACAGCAGAAGAGATCGCAGCACTTTCTAAGTAAAACCCAGCATTAAACAACAACGATCAAGGAGTAAGTAATGGCCTATGGCGATGACATCAGCGAGGGTTTACCCTATGTACTATCAAACCCAGCTGGATCTACGACCTATACACCAACTGGTTATGCCTATGACATTGCCATTGCTGGTTTGCCATTCTTCATTTCACCACTAGATGAGTCACCATATCGTCGCGTAACAGCGCAGTATCGTAAGCAACAGATTGACCAGTCGCGTGAACCAGGTGAGCAGACGCTTACCGGTTGGTGGCTACGTTCTCAGTCTTCGTTTCATTACGGACAAGGCATCAAGTTCTTTGAGCCTATCCAAGATGAATCGCTACGCTTTCAGTACACTTCATCAAAGGGTGTAGATGTTTGGACCAGAGGACAGGCAACGCTGCTTAAGGATGTAGATGGTGGTATCCATACAACCACTGGTGGACTGCAGGCCAATGGCCGTCCTAACCAGATGCTTCGTTCTATTAAGTGGGAGAAAAACGGTAACACCTACAACGGTGTGCTGATGTTAGATGAGTATGATGTGGACAAGATCCTTCCACGCATCACTGTATCTATTACTAACAAGGCTCTTACTACAAATGTAGCAACGCTGACTACCAGCACAGCTCACGGTCTTGCAGTAGGTATGCAGATAACAATTACCAATGTAGATGCAACCTTCAATGGTGAGTACCGCATTACAGGTGTGCCTACAAGCACCACCTTTACCTATGCTAAGACTGCATCTAACGTACCATCGGCTGCAGTTACACCACCAGGTACTGGAACTTCAGATGTAACCCACTTCATTGACTACAACGCAGGTACTGATGACCCAGTCTTTGCTATCTGTGATGATGGTGAGTACGCCTACTGGGTAACTAACCAGACATCAGGCGGTGCAAAGAAGATGCACGTCTACAAGAAGTTGTTGTCAGATGATTCAAGCGTATCTCCAACCCTGATGTTTAATGCCACAGGTATTGTAGTTACTAACGCTGTTATTGAATACACAAAGCAGCGCCTTATCCTTGCTGCTAACAATAAAGTTTATTCATTTGCAACAAGTGCTACTTCTTTACCTACTGAAAATTACACCCACCCAACTGATAACTTTGTTTATACAAGTATCACTTCATCGGGTGCTGCTGTGTATCTTTCTGGGTTTACAAACATCCAGTCAACGATTCAAAAGTTTACCCTTGATTCCACTGGCGCTATGCCAAACCTAACAACTAATGCCATCACTGCAGCAGAACTTCCAGTAGGTGAAAAGGCATTTAAGATTTCTTACTACCTGGGTTATATGTGCATTGGTACAAACCTAGGTATGCGAGTTGCTGCACTATCAGATGCTGATGGTTCTATTAACTACGGTCCACTGTTGTTCCAATCAGATCAACCAGTCTATGACTTTGCTTTCCGAGATAAGTTTATCTGGGCTGCAACTGGCGTAGAAGGACAGGTTGGTGTTACACGTGTAAACCTTGGTCAAGAGATTGGCCAGTTGGTATTTGCCTATGCTTGGGACTTGTATGACCCAGCAGATTCTCTAGGCCACTACACCACAGCGTGTGCTTTCCTTGGAGATACCAACCGCCTTGCATTCTGCAACGCAGGTAACGGAGCTAATGGTTATGTCTATGTTGAATCAGCAACAGATTTAATTCCGAGTGGTTCATTGCGTACAGGTTTCGTACGTTACAACACACTTGAAGGCAAGATCTTTAAGCTGATTAACGCACGTATCAATACAGCACACGGTGCTTTTGGTATGGACTCTGTTACTGCAGAAGGTGGAACCTACAACATCGGTACCTTTGCACAAGGTCAAACCGTGCCAGAGGTAAACGTTAACTATCCAATCGGTTCTCAAGAATACCTTGGCTTTAACTTCACTATGTATCGTGATGAGAACGATGCTACACAGGGACCATTGTTTACTGGCTACCAAGTCAAGGCATTGCCTGCTATTCCACGTCAGCGACTTATCCAGTATCCAGTGATGTGCTATGACCACGAGATGGATAAGTTCAACAATGAGGTTGGCTACGAAGGTTCAGCATTTGCTCGTATGTCACAGCTTGAATCAGTAGAAAATATTGGTGACACCATCCGTATCGAAGACTTTAGAACTGGTGAGAACTACATCGGTCTAATCGAAGAGATGGATTTCATCAACCGTACACCAACCGATAAGCGATTCTCCGGCTATGGAGGCTTGCTCTTAGTAACCATCCGGAGCGTTTAATGACAGCGCAAGACTATGCAACCGTAGCCGTAGCCGTATGCACAATCGTAGGCGGCTTTGCCACCGCAGTGCGTTGGTTAGTAAAGCATTACCTGAATGAACTCAAGCCTAACTCTGGCTCCAGTCTTAAGGACTCAGTCATCAGGCTAGAAGAAAAAGTAGAAATTCTGTATCAGATAATTGTCCAAGAGGGAAAGAGATGACCGATGAAACCTGTTGCCAAGAAAGCCACACCTGCCGCTATTGCTGTTCTGCGCCAGGCCACAGCGATAGCACCATTGCGTATGAAAGCCTCCGATGGATTGCTCCCATCGAAGTCGCATATTCATCAGAATCCCAACAGTGACCACAACACAGGTCACGCAGTAGATTTAACTCACGACAAGCTAGGTGGCATTGACTGCTTCGTATTGTTCCAGAAGCTACAAGGTGACCCACGTGTGAGTTACTTGATTTTCCAGGGCAAAATCTGGTCAAGAGAAAGAGGACTGCGTGAATACACCGGTCCGAATAAGCACAATAAACATCTTCACATCTCCATCAAAGAAGGATGTGGAGACGACACTTCCCCTTGGTTCCCTTGGTTGGGTACACCAAAGGCTGTCGCAAAGGTAAAGGCTGCAGTTAAGCGCTTGCCTAAGAAGAAAGAACCAACAAGTCCAAAGGAGTAACAATGGATAAGAACAAGTTAAAGGCAATGACAGCTACGTACCTACGTGCTGGTGTTGCATCAGTAATCGCTTTGTACCTTGCAGGCGTAACAGATCCAAAAGCCCTAGCATCAGCAGCACTAGCTGCAGTTGCAGGTCCACTGCTTAAGGCATTAGACCCAAAGGCTGCAGAGTTTGGTCGCGGTTCTAAGTAACCGATAGCGCGAGGCAACACAGGAGGTCGGTCCCTACGGGGACCGGCCTTCTTTTTTTATGCCGTTTTATTCTTTGTCTGCAGGGCAGGGAACTGTCACGATATTGCCACAGTTAACACAGGTAGCATCAAGGAAGTACCAGACCAGCTCGTAGTCATCAAAGGAGCACATAACGCTGAAGACCTGAGACCCACACGGACAGACGTGGATCGGGCCAAAGGCCCTTAAATCGCTGCCAAAAGGCTCAGGAAGGGTATCGTGGCTGCGTCGTAATGATTGCAGGGTGAGTAGACGGAGCAGGCGGTAGGCTGTACCGTTGCTACTGCGACCCTTGAGGGGTCGCCGGTCCTGTTTAATTCGCCTCACGGCTCATATTGTAGTCCGACAGGTAGGTGTCGCAGGTGCGACACACCGTTGTAATGATAGGATGCAGCTATGACAACTATCGCAGGTGTGCAAGGCATTGATTACGCTGTGCTAGTTGCAGACTCACAGATCACCGAGGACAACTTAGTAACGCTAGCCGTTACTACACCCAAGATTGTAGAGGTAGGTAAGTTCCTCGTCGGTATCTCAGGTGACACCAGACCAGGTGACATCCTTTCGTATAACTGGAAGCCACCTCTATATCGGGGCGAAGATCCTGTTCAGTTTATGGGAAAGAAAGTAATCCCAAGTATCAACGCAGTTTTTAACGACAACAACTACGACTACAACAAGGTGGACAAAGATGGCGGTTTTGATTATCTCATTGCTTTTAACGGTAACATCTTTAGGGTTGCTTGTGATCTCTCTTTTTTCCAAAGCGATGTCGGAATTTACGGCATCGGTAGTGGTGGCCAGTTTGCTCTCGGCTACCTTTCTTCAATTGTCAAACCTGATATGGAGTTAGCCTACGCAAAGAGACACGCCCGTAAAGCAGTTGATATAGCTTCGGTACTTGACGCCAATACTGGTAAGCCTTTACAGTTGGTAGTACAAGAACGGTTCTAGGAGGAGCTATGAAACAAATAGAAATTGGAAACGGTTGGATTGCTTATGGCAAGCTCAACGGATTTGGTATTGGTTTTAGTATTACTAGATACAACATAGACTTGAATCTTGGGTTTTGGTTTATCGGGTTGGAGTTCTAATGGAAATTAAATCAATACCAATGACAGATGAATACGCTGCTCATTACTTTTATCAGATGGGTTGGATGGCTTGTCGTTTAGCATACAAGTTGCACGAAGAGGCTAACGATGACAACTAAAAAGAAAGCTGCACCAAAGAAAAAGAAGGCAGCACCTAAAGAAGATTACCTAACTATCAAGACGCAACAGTATGGTTTCCCATCATTAATGGGCAATGCCTACAATAATCTTATTAACAGTATGCTCAATGACAAAATGCCTGAGTCATTGGAAGGTCAGGTTCAGTACTGGAAAGAAAAGTACGAGCGATCTGAAAAGCAATGCGATAAGTATGCAGCACAAGTTGGTGTGCTTGAAAGAATTATTGATGGTGCTTTGAGAAGGAGTTGTAATGGCAACGACTGACCCAAAGGAACTACTACTTACTGCACTACGTGCAGGTGATGCTAAGCGTTCACGATCTACTCAGGTACAGATTGGTCCATCTGAGGTAGGCGGTTGCCGACGCAAGGTGTGGTACCGACTTAACGATCAACCTGAAACTAATGACCACGAACTCAAGCTCGCTGCAATTATGGGTACTGCTATCCACGCTGAGATTGAGAAGGCGCTGGCAGATAACAAAGATGTTTTAATTGAAACAGAAGTTGAATACAACGGTATGAAAGCACACGTTGACTGCTTTGTACCTGGTACTGGTGATGTGATTGACTGGAAGACAAGCAAGGTCCGGAACCTTTCTTACTTTCCATCAACGCAGCAACGGTGGCAGGTACAGCTATACGGCTACCTCCTAGCTAAGAACGGCTATGCGGTCAACCGAGTGTCACTGGTTGCAATTGCCAGGGACGGGGACGAACGCGATGTCAAGGTTCACACCGAAGACTACGATGAGTCCATTGCACTAGAGGCACTCGGTTGGCTAGCGGCTGTTAAGGAAGCAAAGGAAGCGCCAGCACCTGAGAAGGATGCAAGTTACTGTCAGCATTACTGCAAGTTCTATGACGCAAGTGGGCAGATGGGATGCGTTGGTCTAAAAAAAGAACTTACCGCAGTCAGTGATGTAATCATTGATGATGCAGATGTTGACAAGAATGCACTGCTGTACTTACAGTTAGCAGCACAGATTAAAGATCTTGAGAAACAGCAAGACTCACTCAAGGCCAGCTTTGAAGGACTGCTCGGTGTTACACCTAGCGGTATCGAAGTAAGTTGGACAACTGTTAAGGGACGTGAATCCGTTGACAGTAGCGAGGTAGAAAAACTATTAGGGTTTGTCCCTAAGAAGGTAGGAGCTGAAAGCCAGCGACTATCTATAAAGCAAAGTGGAGGTAAGTAATATGGCTTCAGAAACAACTAAGTACCAGATCAATTTCAAGACACACAAAGACGGTACCTTGGTAAACATCTATGCAGATAGCATTAAAGAATTAGAAACACAGATCACTGACATCTCAATGATCTCTGCTTTGATTAAGTCAACAGAGGCAGAGCTTTATACAGGTCCACGCAACGTTGCGTCAGCACCAACAGTTGAGTCAGTTGCTCAGGCATTTGGTGCAACACCAGTACAGGCAGCACCAGCTGCACCAGCAGGCGGTGGCAATACCTGCCGTCACGGTGTGATGGCACTGCGTGAAGGAACATCAGCACGAGGACCTTGGAAGGGCTATATGTGTGCTGCACCAAAGGGTGCAACAGACAAGTGCGACACCATCTGGGTTCGATAAATGCTACGGCGACCAGAACAATTTGAGTCGCCAAGTTGTGCAACAGTAGGTGGAGATTTCTGGTTTCCTGAGAAGGATGCCAGCAAGTATGAGAATCAGTTTGCTAAAACAATCTGTGCTTCTTGCCTCCACAAAAACGAATGCGCTGAGTGGGGTATCCAAAAAGAAAACTTTGGTATCTGGGGTGGGTTGTCAGATGTGGACCGCCGACTAATCAGACGCAAGCGTGGGATCAGAGTTAATCAGGAGGAAGACGTTGCTTAATCTATCCCGTGCGTGGGGCGGTGTGCTTACCAAAGCAACACCACTGCCTGATGTATGGGATGGCTTAGCTGCCAAGCAGATTAAGTTCAGACGTGGGCAAGTATGTATGGTTGCAGCAGCACCTAATGCTGGTAAGTCAATGTTCGCATTGATCTATGCAATCAAAGCAAAGGTGCCTACCTTGTTCTTCTCTGCCGACACTGATACAACTACCGTGATGATGCGAGCAGCATCGCATACATCCGGTCACTCACAGATTACTGTTGAGGCAAACTTGGCTAGCGATAGCCACCACTACGACCATCACTTCCAGAAGATTGACCACATCAAGTGGGTCTTTGATTCGTCACCAACGATAGATGATCTTGAGTTAGAGATCAGAGCTTACGTAGAACTCTACGGTGAAGCACCTGAACTCATCATCATAGATAACCTAATGAACGTGGCAGCAGAGACAGACAATGAATGGTCAGGACTACGTGCGATTATGATGGAACTGCACGATATGGCACGTAAGACTGAGGCTTGTGTAATGGTGTTGCACCACGTCTCTGAGCAATCAGAGTACGGGTCAACTACTAAGCCACCAGCACGTAGGTCTATCCACGGTAAGGTCAGTCAGTTACCTGCATTGATTCTTACACTGGGCTACGACCCGAATCAAAACACTTTGGCAGTAGCAGCTGTGAAGAACCGCTTTGGTCCACACACAGCAGATGCTTCCGATTATGCACAACTGCTAGTAAACTATGCAGCCTGTCAGATCGGTGACCAGGATGAGTTTGGTTGGATGTTAAGAAGAGATGCAATGGCTGGGTATCAAGGAGGATACAACGTATGACAAGACTAAAAGATCCTGAGAACGTTTGGTCTTTGCGTTACAGAGATGATATGCGTGAGACATTACAGATACGTCTGAGCAAAGAGCAGAAGCAAACGCTGAACTCTGAAGCTAAGGACAGGGGTATCTCTACCAATGAATTGATTAGACAGTACGCCGACTACTTAATGAACTACGAGGAAACCAATGGCTAACACAGAGATGCAGTATGTAAAGAACCGCATTGTTAAATTAGAGAAGGACTTTGCTGCCTTTGCTTCGCTCTTAATTCAAGCAGGTATCGTTGAAGTTAAAGAAGAAGATGGCGTTCAGGTTTATGCAGTCAACAAGGTCAAGCTAGATGGCTAATAAGAACGGACGCAAGGGTTCTCAGTTTGAGACAGACGTTATGAAATGGCTTCGCGGTGCGGGAGTTATGGCAGAACGTTTGACTAAGGCTGGGGCAAAGGATGAGGGAGATATGGTTGTTATCATATCTGGAGAAACCTACATCCTTGAACTAAAGAACAGGCAGACGCTATCGCTGCCGGAGTTCTGGAGAGAAGCGCAAGTTGAGGCGCTTAACTACGCAAAGGCTAGGGGTCTCGGGGAAGTGCCTCTTTCATACGTTGTAGTTAAGCGTCGCAACGCTTCAATAGATCAGGCTTGGGTAATCCAAGACTTAACTCAATGGCTAAAGGAGAAGAAGTAATGCCAGTACCAGGTGGAGAAATTACAACAACAGAACTATGGCAAGCGCCAGTAGAGGTTGAATCAGCTGAGGCTGTTGCTGCTATTGAAGATGATGAGCAGTTAGTTGAAGTGGTAGAGGAGTTAGTGCAAGATGATCTGCCAGAACTGTCTTAAGGGTGGGGCTGAGAACAGAGCTAGCCACTTCAAGCGTGCCTCACACTGGCACTCTAAGTGCGACTTCAAGGGGTGCGTATGTCAACACAAGACTGGTCCAGGACTAGTAAAGGTAACAGAGTCCAAGCTAACACCATCCCAATAGAACCAATCGTAAGTTTCTTCGGCGGTGAAACAAGAGGTGGCACCGGCGAGATAAGAGTCAAGTGCTTGATGCACAATGACTCACATAGATCTGCCTCAATGAACGTAGATACCAACCTTTACTACTGTCAAACCTGTGGTAAGGGTGGCAATGCAGTCAACATAGTCTGCATACTAGAGAACTTGGAGTTTATAGATGGCCTCAAACGTGCAGTCGAAATTGCTGCTGGAAGCGGCGCAGCGATACGCACAGGCAATAAGTCCAGAGGTGCTAGACGTGCTAGCCGCACGTGGGATATCTGAATTAGTTGCAGCTAAGTTTCAACTAGGCACAGTTTATGAGCCACACAATGGACACGAGATGCACGAGGGTTGGCTGTCTATTCCATACATCACTGCCAGTGGTAGTTGCGTAGGCTTTAAGTTCAGACGCATAGATGATGGTAAGCCTAAGTACGGCTCACCTACAGGGCAGAAGGCACACCTGTATAACGTATGCGACATCACCATTGACTCACCACACATCGTTGTGTGCGAGGGTGAACTAGATGCAGTAATTACTAGCGGTGTGCTTGGTATCCCAGCAGTGGGTGTGCCAGGTGTTGCTGCTTGGAAGCCACACTTTCCAAAACTATTTAATGGCTACGAAACTATCTACGTTGTTGGTGACAACGACATCAAAGAAGATGGGTCTAATCCTGGAGCTGAGTTTGCCAAGCGTGTTGCTAACGAGGTAATGAACTCAGTTATTGTTACACTACCACCAGGTATGGACATCAATGACTACTACCTAGCACACGGGGCAGATGCCACACGTGCTTTGCTAGTAGGTGAGCAGATTGGATAAGAGTGAATGGCTACAGATGGTACAGATTTTGCAGCATATGGGCTTCCAGATCCTAGAGATCAATACGGAAACCGAGACACTCTTGATTCGACCTACACAGACAAGATAGATGCTGCCTTTATCGCAGATGTCTGGCGCATAATGGACCAAGCGGGTAATCTCTTGGTGCGTAAGCATCACGACTACGGCCCAAAGAACATTGCTCACTCACCAGGTGGACCACTTAATGGTTTGCGTGTACGTATGTGGGACAAGATAGCTCGTATCAATAACCTATTAGACTCAGGCGTTAAGCCAAGTAACGAGTCACTGCGTGATTCTTTCTTAGACTTACTGAACTACTCAGCTATTGCAATGATGGTACTCGATGGCGTATGGCCTGAAGTGCAGGACAATGACTGAGTTACACCCAGTTGTGTATGACCTAGCACCTAGCGTAGCTGGGACTATCTATCGCAGGTACAAGAACTACGTTGAACGTGATGACATCAAGCAGGAGTGTATGGCTTGGGCTATTACTCGTACTGCTTACATCACTGAGCAGATGAGTGAAGAGAACGAAGAGCGACGCAAGCACAACGAGCAACGCATCGCATACCAAATGCGACGTGTAGCAGAACGCTATGCTCGTAAAGAGAAGGCATCTAAGTCTGGCTATCAGACAACAGATGAAGCCTACTATGAGTCAGCTGGTATCGGACAGTTGCTACCTTTTGTTATTGCATCAGTCATTGATGGCACAGTATTAGAACAGGTACAACAGATGGTGCAGGACGGACAACCCAAGGGTAAGTCCAGTCCGGCAGAAGGTGGCAACCTACTTGCTACTCTCATTGACATCAAGCGTGCATACCTATCACTAGATCCAGATGAGCAGACCTTGCTGCGCCTACGTCACCACGAGAGCGCAACCCTACAACAGATCGCACAGGTGGTTGAGTGTGCAGTATCTACTGCAGATCGCAGATGCAACAACGCTATGCGTAAACTAATTGAACAGCTCGGAGGCCCCAGTCCGTGGCAATGAAAGAGCAAGACCTATTTGATTTCCTCAAGTCTAGTTTGTATCCAGACTTAGAGCGTAGCCCTGGCATCTATGATGCCTTCGACTGCTTCAGTATGGCAGCTGGTCACTACATAGAGTTGAAGTGTCGTTACACTCACTACGATACGTTGCTGATTGAAGAGATGAAGTACCGCAAGCTGATAACGCAGGCAGCAGAGCGAGATCTCATCCCGTTCTACATCAACTCGACACCGAAAGGTGTCTTTTCTTTTGACCTAATGGATGTACCTGAACCTGACTGGGTAAGCCACTGGATGCCAGCGACTACCGAGTTCTCACGTTCACAAAAGATTAGTAAGTTAGTAGGTTACCTAGCAATCGAAGAGGCAGTACAACTATGATGTATGACTATCGTTGCACAGAGTGCAACAGTGAGATAACTATTGAGCGTAGCATCCACGATGAACCGCGTTCGCCTTCTTGCTTTGACTGTCACATAGAGATGGTCCGTAAGTTTGATGCACCTAGTATCCAGTTCAAAGGCGGAGGGTTCTATGTCAACGGCGGATAAGTTTCCTGATTGGTTTAGTATGACAGCTAAGCCTAACTTCGAGAAGTATCTAATTCCGTTAGCGGGCGTGGATAATTTAGAGTTCCTTCAACTTGGTGCATACACAGGGGACGCTAGCGTGTGGATGCTAGACAACATTAAACCTTTGATGCTAACAGATGTAGATACTTGGGAAGGTAGCGACGAGGAAGCACATAAGAAGATGAACTTCTCTGAGGTTGAGTCTGTCTATGATGAGAAAGTCAAGGGTCGTACAAACAAATATAAGTGCACAACTTTTGATTACCTATTCAAGTATTCAATACCAGGTTTTATTGAGTACGACTTCATCTACGTAGATGCAGACCACACCGCAGCTGGTGCATTACTAGATGGTGAGTTATCCTGGCCACTGCTTAAGTCTGGTGGCATCATAGCCTTTGATGATTACCAATGGGGCGCAGAACTACCTGCATCTAAGTCACCCAAACTAGGCATTGATCTATTCTTAGAGCGTCACGCTGGTGAGTATGAGTTACTAGAGCAGGGTCTACAAGTTTGGTTGCGTAAACTTTAAGCAAAGCAAAAGACCCACCGGTTCCCGTTACCAGTGGGTCTTTGTTAGCTAAGGGAAAGGGTTAGAAACCCTTAGCAAGATTATGCTATCACACCTTAGTACCACCCTCTTCTATCGGAGTGGCGCTTAGCGCTGCACGCACTCCCTGAGTAGCGGTGAGCAAGGTATCTAATACCGTGGAGGATCTGTAATTCAGGTTGGCTACTACGCTCTCTAAGGAGTTGAGCAATTCCGTAAGCTGACGAAGCTGGTTTACCCTGAGAGTCTCTTGGGCGAGCAAGGTGGTCGAACCGGGACTCACGGGTCCAAAGCTCGACAAGACATCTGACTTGATTGTCATTGTATCCGAGTGCTCTTGCGTAACTAATCGTAAGTGTCTTGTTTTCACGCTTCTCCTCCATTGTCGCTTTCGTTCTCGCCTGCATCTCCGGTACTACCGGTAAATGCAGGGACGGCGTTCGCCCGTGTATGTGTAGTAATAGTAAGACGGGTACTATCAGCAACACCAATCCACTTTTTGCCTTCTTGCTCATCTAACTCCCTCTCTTCTACAAGCAACTGCCTGTATTCGTCAGCGTATAAATGAGACAAGCGCACAAGCGCTCGATCTCTAGCTCTTCGATAGTTACGGTAATGAATAGACTGCTTCCCGCTTACCTCTCTACTCTCCATTGATCTTGTCCTCCCATACAATAAGTAGATAGACTACCACCATAACTGCAGCTAAACCTAGCCAGTAACTCATAGTCCTACCTCCCTTGCTTGCTGAATGATCTCTGTTATGTCTATCGTCTGCCCTACTAGGTGAGCATCCTCTTCATCACTATCCCACGCTGATACCAGTATGCGTGAGCCAACAGGTGCCAGGTATAGCCACTGCATAGCAGACTTGACATCTCCCCCGCCCCAGCGTATGCCATTCTTAGGCTCTACAATTTCATAGAATAGAATTAGATCAGACTTAGGCGG